AACTAAGACAACAAGGTATAGACATTACTAAATCACTATTGAACAATACCGGAGTCAAATCATATGGAGCAGGCGCTTACTTTTCTACAGGCACTGACAATCCATATCATATGAAACTAGACAACGGCTCAGACGAAAACATTTCATGGTTAATAAGATAAAATAAAACAAATGGCAGAACTTACACCTAATTCAGGATTATTTGACAGATTAAGAAGAATATTTTCAACAGACGTTGTTATACGCAACACTGGAGGAAACCAGCTGTCTGTAATAGACACAAATCAAATTCAAACGTCAGGTAAAATAGAAACAAATTCCGTTTACAATAGATTTGGTCGTTTATTTACTTCTACGTCTCCTTCATCTTTATATGGAGCTCAATTTAATATTAACTATCAATATTTAAGAACTCAGCTATACAGTGAATATGACGTAATGGACACAGACGCAATTATTGCTTCTTCATTAGACATTTACGCAGACGAATCTACACTTAAAAACGACTTAGGTGAAGTACTTCAAATCAGAAGTAGTGACGACGACACACAGCGAATTCTTTATAACTTATTTTACGACGTATTAAATATTGAATTTAATATGTGGTCATGGGTTCGCCAAATGTGTAAATACGGTGATTTTTTCTTAAAATTAGAAATTGCAGAAAAATTCGGTGTATTTAACGTTATCCCTTACACTGCATATCATATTGAAAGACAAGAAGGCTTTGATAGAGACAATTTATCTAAAGTAAGATTTGCATTTAGTCCTGACGGCTTTGCGGGCGGTAGCTATGGATACTATAATACCCCAGGCGCTCCAACCCCAACAAATAGAATTTATTTTGAAAACTACGAAATGGCTCACTTTCGTTTGTTAGCAGACGTAAACTATCTTCCTTACGGACGTAGTATAATTGAACCTGCTCGTCGTTTATATAAACAATATGCAATGATGGAAGACGCAATGTTAATCCATCGTATAGTTAGAGCACCAGAAAAACGAACATTTTACATTAACGTAGCAGGCATACCACCAAACGAAATTGACGCATTCATGCAGAAGACAATTTCTAACATGAAGCGTACTCCTTACGTTGATCCTCAAACCGGCGAGTATAACCTTAAATACAACATGCAAAACATGTTAGAGGATTTCTATATTCCAATTAGAGGCAATGACGCGTCAACTAAAATTGAAGCTACAAAAGGTTTAGATTACGATGGTATTGCTGACGTAAACTACTTAAGAGACAAATTATTTGCTGCTCTTAAAGTGCCTAAAGCATTCATGAACTACGATGAAAATACAAGTGGCAAAGCTACGTTAGCAGCTCAAGACATTCGTTTTGCTCGTACAATTGACAGAATTCAACGTATTATACTGTCTGAATTAAATAAAATTGCGTTAATTCACTTATACACGCTAGGCAAACGTGGTGAAGAATTAACAAATTTTGAATTAATGATGACTACTCCATCTGTTATTTACGATCAAGAAAGAATTGCGCTGTTAAAAGAAAAAATCGATTTAGCAGGTCAAATGGTTGAAAAGAATTTATTCCCAACTGACTGGATCTACGATAAAATTTTCCATTTAAGTTCAGACCAATATGACGAAATGAGAGACTTAATTCGTGAAGACAGTAAGCGCGACTTTAGACTTAAACAAATTAAAGAAGAAGGAAACGATCCTCAAGAAACGGGCAAGTCATACGGAACTCCACATGATTTAGCGTCTTTATATGGTAGAGGTCGATACGAAAGCAATTCAGACGTTCCTACAGGCTATGACGAAGAAAAAGACTTAGGTCGTCCTACTGAAAAAACTACTAACATTAATACTCAACACAATGCGTTTGGTAAAGACAGATTAGGCAAAGAAGCAGCGAAAAACGACGATCAGCCAGGTCTTAGTAGTAAATACAATACTAAAACGTTAGCGTTAGAAAACACTAAACTAGAATATCTTAGAAACCAATCTTTACTGAAATCTATTCCTACTACTAAATCTGAAAAGAAATTAATATTCGAATCAGACAATCAAAGTTCGCTTTTAGACGACAGTCAAATCTTAGATCACAAGATTCCATTACAGAAATAAAAGATACCATATTTATAATAAACTGCTTTAACAGTATGACAAAATTATCACATTCAAAATTCCGCAATACAGGTGTTCTGTTTGAAGTGTTAGCGAGAACCATTACAGCTGACACGCTAGCAGGCAAAGATTCACCTGCTTTGAACATTTTGAAGAAACATTTCATTAACACTGAGTTAGGTAAAGAATATAAACTTTACGACTTACTAATGAAAAAAAAACAGTTGAGTGAAGGTAAAGCTAACTTAGTTATCAATACTATTTTAGAAACCTACAGTGGTTTAAATAAAACTTTGTTAAAAAAACAAAGATATAATCTTATTAAGGAAATTAAAGATCACTATAACTTAGACGAGTTCTTCAAAACTAAAGTTAACGACTATAAAACGTTAGCGTCATTGTGTGTGTTGTTAGAAAATAAAGGCACTATGAGTGCTGATCAAGTTGTTAATTATAAGTCTACCTTATTAGAACACTTAGTAGCGTCTACAGTTGAAAAAAAGTTAACTGAAGCTCCTATTGTAGAAGACTATAAAGAGCAAGACAGAGACGTACGCTTGTTAGCTTACAAATTATATTTAGAAAAATTTAATTCTAAATATGAAAACTTAAGCGACAATCAAAAATCAGTATTAAAAGAATTTATCAATTCAGTAGACTCTTCTCCTAAATTAAGAGATTTTTACAATACTAAAATTACTGAAATAAAAGCTGACTTAAAAGCAAGCTTTAAAAAAGTAAAAGAACCTACAATTAAAATTAAGTTAGAAGAAGTTAGCAAGTTGTTAGCTCCACTAGACAAAAACTATAAAGTTAAGTCAACTAACTTAGTAGACTTACTTCAATATTATGAATTAGTTGACGAATTAAAATCAGTTCACGCGTAATGGGACACAATGTAGCACTTTTAGTTAGAAAGGTTTTAGATGAAATGTCAATGACAGGAGGCGGAGCTGCTTCTACTGCTGGCTTTACTGCTGGCACAGGAGAACAATACGCTACTCCAAAAGCATTTAACCCTAATAAGAAAGCTAAAGGAGCTGCTAGTATTTATTATTATAAATTAGGTTTTAAACCTGTGCCTAAAAAAATCAAAGGATCTGGCTTAGAAGTAAAACACTTTTTCTAATGTATAAGTATAAACTAGCAAATAAAATTCAAGAAGGACCTCAGCTTAAGTCTTTTCAGCAAGAGCGAGTAAGAGGTTTTGAGCGCGTTGACGACTTACTAGGTCAACTAGCTCCATTACTTGCAGCAGCAAAAGCAGACACTGTAAAATTCTATCAAGAAAATCCAGACTCATTAAACGTGTTATATGGCACTGACATAGCTGCCGATTACATCTTAGACTTAATAAAATTATTTAAACCAGAATAAAATGGCAAAAACACTCCAAGAACAATATAAACTTCTTAAAGAAGGTAAAAGTGACGCTACTGACGTATTTTTAAAAAGCGCAAAGTCGTTGTTTCCTCAATTTATAACTAACTACGCTACATTTGACGAAGCATCTACTATCTTAAAGCAAAAAGGCGTTATTAGCGAAAATTTTGTTGGTTTAACACCTACAAACGCGTGGGAAGCACGCACTGAAACTGACTACGAAAAAGCATACAAGAAATTTTTAAAAGAAGCTGAAGAAACTAAAATTAAAGCAGACTCTAAAAAAGTAGCTAAATCAGTAGAAGACTCTTTAGAATCTAATTGGAACGCAGACGACACTAAAAACGCGGACAATCTTAATTTCAATGAAATTTTAAAAGGCTATAAAGCAGAATTAGGTGATCCTAAAAACGCAGACAAAACTACAGCTGAACTTCTTACTATAGTTCTTAAAAATTTGTCTAAAGACGAGTTATTTTACGTTAAAAACGGTGAATTTGGTGTTAAAGGTTTAGGCTACACTGATCAGGCTCCTGGCTTGAAAGCGTCTAAAACTGATCAAATGACTAAAGTTGAAAACGAAAATAGCATTGCTAATATAACTAAAGCAAACACTAAAGACGTAACTGACAAATTGCCTAAGTCTAAAATTAAAGACGAAATGACATACGCTACTAAGTCTCAAAAAGGCGTAGCTAAAATGGCTCCTCAAGGCACTAAAGAAAAGAAAGTTAAATTAAGCGAAATATTGTCCACTGAAGACCCAGCTTACATTGAGCCTAGAATTACAGAAGAAGACAAAAAAAAAACTGAAGACTTAAGATCTCAAGGTTACAAATATGTTGGCTCCCACAATAGAGGAGGTGAAAAATATAAAGTGTGGAAAAAAGATAGAGACTTCTATCTTCAAGACGAAAAAGGAAACGTTGAAAAATATGGATCACATATGCCGATGTTTGAAGAGCAAATGAATATGTTTGGTAAAAAAGATTATTTAGTAGAATTAATTTTAGACCTATATAATATAGACCAAAATTACCAGCAGATCGTAGACAATTATTTAAGTAAATTTCAATATACAAGTAAATACGACACTAACGACTTAGGAGAAATGTTGTATGATTTAGAACTATCAGAATTAGAAGAATTAGTAAACAAAATGCCAAACCACATGAACGAAAATAAAAAAAACTTATTAGAAAATCTCTATTTAGGAATGGGGAACTCTGCAAAACGAAACAATCTCGTTGAATATTATAACAACTTCATCAGAGAGGAAGAAGAACAGCCCGCAGCTGAAAAAACTGACGAAGCTAAAAAGAAAATGCCTTTAGCTGATCGTCTTAAAGAAATTGAAAAGCAATCCGCTTTAACTGCTCTTGAAGAAAAAATCAACGCATTAGACGAAGAAATTGCAACACGCAATGAGCGTCTTCAAGTTGCTGAAGGCGAAGACATTTCTGAATTTGTAAGTTCTTCTAAGCTTAAAGAACTTAAAAAAGAAATTAAAGAATTAGAAAAGATTAAAGAAAAATACAACAAAGAGCTTACTAAAAAAGGCGGCAAGAAAAAAGAAATGATCGACGAAACCGAAGATCTTCAAGAAGCAGGCACCGGTGACGCTCCTATCAATATGATGTCTAGAGAAGAATTAGTAGATTATTTAGACATGTCCGCTGAAGAATCTGCAAAATATTCTGACGAAGTATTAAAAGACATGGCAGCAGATAAAACGTCAGACATGATGGAAAACGACACTCAATCATTAAATGAGTCAGTTGATCCATTTAAAGCATTCAAAAGATTTTTAAGAAAGTAATTATGAAGCAACTTCTTATAGAAACAACAGTATACCGTCCTTCACAGCAGCAGCTGACTGAAGCGTTAAAAGGTGACGGAAACATTCTTCTTAGAAATGTGTTATTAGCAACCGCTGAAGAAAAAAATGGTAATGGTCGTTACTACCCAAAAGAATTATGGGAAAGAGAAGTATCTAAATTTAATCAAAAAAT